CTTACAGAGCTGGGCGAGGTTGAACTCAACAAAAAACTTGTAGAGAAATCGTACACAGAAAAAATACGTGACACGAGAAACCTCATGCACATTGCAATAGCAAAAAAGAACTCAAAAGAAAAGGAGTACTATTACAAAATTGCAATGAATGAAATAAAAAACTATAAAGAATACTTGGAAATTAACAATTAAGTTTCTAAGTTTGTTAATAAGTTAAATCTAATATAATGAAAACAGAGAAACTCAAAGCTTTGTACGAAAAGTACGAGCTTTCAAAAGACGATGTCTTTAAACATCAACACTACATTATCATCACAAGGTCTGGTATCGACAAGATACAAGCAAGTGAGAAGATTAAAATAAATTATGACGTTATTAATTGCGAATCACACTTCGCAGTTGTAAAGGCAAACGCTGAAGTGGGTGACAACAGTATTCAGACGTTTGGATCTGCACTCAAAGGAACAAACCACAGGGATGGCAACTGCAACACCTGGTATGTTATGGAGATGGCAGAGAAACGTGCAATGTCGAGAGCCGTGCTAAAACTGACAGGGTTCTATGAACTTGGTGTATTTGGCGAGGACGAAAGTGAAGACTTTAAAAGAAAGGATGCGGCATGGAAAAGTCAGTAATACTAAAAGAGCTGTCTAATGACGAAAAGTATTACGGAGAGTATGGTAAACAATTTTTATCTAATTCAGACATAGACACGCTCATAAACAATCCTGCGGGGTTTTTGGATCCTCGTGAAGACAGTATCAATCTAATGTATGGTCGTGCTTTTCATGAACTTGTAATGTTCGGTACAACTCAATACGACAAATACGTTGAGGCGTCTACACGTAACACAAAAATCTACAAAGAAGCAGAAGCAGAAAACGGCTTGATGTTTCTTAAAAAGGAATGGGATGAACTCAATACACTTGTTCAATGCGCTTTCAAAAACAAAGTCTTTAGCGAAACAGTAAAGGACGCATCAAATAACTTTGAAGTGCCAAACATTGGTTCGTTACTAGATGATGACATAGTGTGGAAGTGCAAAGCTGACATCGTGTCGCGCGAATGTATCATTGACATCAAAACTACAAGTTCTATTAAGGGCTTTAAGTACAGTAGTAAGTCATGGAATTATGACAGTCAAGCTTACATTTACAGCTCCCTATTCCAAAAGCCCATGAAGTTTTTGGTAATAGACAAAACAACAAAAGTCGTTGGACTTATGGATGTTTCTGACGAAGCATACGACAACGGTAGGGAAAAAGTTAGTAAAGCAGAAGATAATTACCGTGAGTACTTTGTAAACAAAAGTAAATCAGTGGAAAACTTTACTATCTATGGCGAAATTTAATAAAGGACGTCACAGAGATCAACAAATAGCAGATGCCATCTTCGTGTTTGCTGTTATATTAATATTAATTTTAATAAACTAGACATATGTCAACATTAATAAATGCGTCGATCAAAGGCTCAGAGCTAAAAAACATCGACAAAACTAAGGTGATCGTAGGTAAAAAAGACACCTACATTCCAATAACTATTTCAATCAATGACCAATCGAGGTTCGGAAAGAACGTCTCAATATCTGTGCAGCAAAGCCCAGAAGAAAGAGAAAAAAAGGATAAAAAACACTTTATAGGTGAGGGATCCGTTATCTGGACTGACGGTAACATAGTTAAAGGACAAAAGGATCAGCCTGCTACAAACAACGAGCCGTTTGAAACGGTAGAAAAAAAATCTACCGAGCAGCTTGACGATTTACCATTTTAATAACGCCCCGCTCCGGCGGGGTTTTAAAATTCTATTATGACAAATAAAGAAAACTATTACACATTAGATGTAATTGCAAACAAAATTGCTGACTTTGAAAAGGTTCCAACAAGTTTTTTGTTTAGGGACACAAGGAAACATGATGTGACGAACCTCAGAAAAATCTTTCATTATTTCGCAAGTAAGTACACAAACCTATCGCTTGCAAAGATCGGTAACTATTCTAAAAAGTGGGGTAGAAAAACTGGTCACAATCATGCAACCGTACTGTATGGCGTAAATAAAATAATTGACTGGTGTCAATACGATTCTGACTTAAGAAATAAAATTAACGTACTCGACGATGAAATAAAAATAATCGTTGACTACAACACTCAAATACATACACAATTAAACAGCTCCAAAAAAAGTATAGTCAAAAAACTGTACTCTGAGGACGATGTAAATTTTGTTCAAAAGTTTGAGGACTTTACAAACCTTATCTATTCAGGAAAAAAACAACACCTGCTTGACGTTGCACACGCTTCCGCTAACGGAGCAAAATCTCAACAAGATAAATATGAAAGGATTTATAAAGCTACACCGAAGAATACTTGATTGGGAATGGTACACTGACTCAAACGTCAAAAGCGTATTTATACATGTACTGCTCAATGCGTGTTACGACGACTGTAGATTCATGGGTAAAAAAGTTAATAGAGGGGAGTACATGACAAGCCTCTCAAGACTATCCTCAGATCTGAGCATACCTGTTCGTCAGCTGAGAACATCTTTGACAAGATTAAAGCAGACAGGAGAAATCGACATGCAAACGACAAACAAGTATACAAAGATAACTATCTGTAACTATGATAGTTACCAGGTTGAAGAAAGAGCAAAGAAACCAAAAGTGACAAGCAAAAGACAAACAGTAAAGGTTGTAAATGTTGTACAAGATTATGTACAAAAGTGCCTTCATGATCCAAGCTGGACAGAGGTTGTGTGCATGCAAAACAACATTGGTAAAACTCAGTTAAGTAAAATGCTTGATGTTTTTAACAATCACCTTTTGATGACAGACGAGAAAAAACAAAACATACGTGACTTCAAGTCACACTTTGTAAACTGGCTTAAGTATAACAAGGGATCTGTAAAAAACGACGAGGGCCCATACAAGTGGAAATGGAAAGGACAGCTAGAAAAAAGTGGCACTTACGACATGCTTGTAAAAGACAAAGAGGTGTTTGACAAACCAGGATTTGAATTTAAAGTAATACAGAATGGATAACGATTTCGTTATAAAAGAGTATAACGTATATAAACTTGACACAAAAAGCAAACAATCGATATGCCCAAAGTGTTCTCACGAAAGAAAAAAGAAGAGCCAAAAGTGCCTGATGCTTGATTGGGACAGAGGGCTAGGGACATGTCAGCACTGTGGTGTAGTTCTTCAGCTCCACACCTATGAAAGAAAATCAGAATCTAATTATGTGACGCCAGAACCAATACAAGAGATTGTAATTAAAGATAATGTAGTTGGTTGGTTTGAAGATAGAGGTATAAGCAGAAGAACATTGGAAGACTTGCAGGTGACTAATGGAAAAGAATACATGCCACAAGTAGGCAAAGAAGTCAACACAATTATGTTCGGTTACTACCTTCGTGGCACACTTGTAAATATAAAATACCGAGACTCAAAAAAGAACTTTAAACTTTACAAGGGCGCACAGAAAATATTTTACAACATAGATTCAATTGCAGGTAGCGAATCTTGTGTCATTGTAGAAGGAGAGATAGATGCAATGTCATTTTACGAAGTAGGAGTAAAGCAAGTTGTGAGCGTACCAAATGGATTTACTGCAACAGGGCAAGTAAACATGGACTATTTAGAGGATCTATATTCATACTTTGAGGACAAGACAAAAATATACCTGTGCGTTGACAACGATGAGGCTGGAGAAAACGGCAAAAAAGAGTTGATCCGTAGGTTTGGTAGTGACAAAGTATGGCTTTGTGATTTAAAAGACACGAAAGACGCTAACGAATATCTTATTAAATATGGTAGAGATGCTCTTCGTAAAGTAATCGAGGATGCGACGCCGTGTCCGATCGAGAATGTGTTGCGAGTAGAAGACATGGCTAACGATCTTGACGACTTCTATAAAAACGGAATAAAAAATGGGTACAAAATAGGTCTTGACGGTTTTGATGATATATTTTCTACATACACGAAACAATTTATTGTAGTTACAGGGTTTCCTTCAAGCGGTAAATCCGACTTTGTTGATCAAATGACTATCGGGTACAACATGATGTATGGGTGGAAGACAGCTTATGCGTCTACCGAAAACTACCCTCAGTACTTGCACGTCGACAAGCTAGTAAGAAAGCTGTACGGAAGAACACCCGAGTATGCGGACACACAAAAAGACGATTGGAAATCCTGTGTTGATCATGTAAACAAAAACTTTTACTTCATAGATTTTGAAGAGGGTTACGATATCGATAAGGTGTTACAGAAAGCAGAAGAACTTGTCAAGCGTGCTGGCATCCGGTGCTTAGTTATAGATCCATATAACAAAATACGTGACAAGAAAAACCTTTCTCTCTCAATTACAGACTATACAAACATGTATCTTAACAAAGTAGATAATTTCTGTAAAAAGAATGACGTAATATGTATATTGGTTGCACACCCAACCAAACCACAGAACGACAAGGGTAAACTTTTGGAGCCAACCTTCTACGATGTAAAAGGTGGGGGTGAATTTTATGATATGAGTCCCCATGGACTACTTGTACACAGGGACTACGACAATGCCACTGTAAAAATTAAAGTGTTGAAAGTAAAGTTCGGCAACCTTGGTGAAAACCAAGCGCACGCAGACTACTGCTGGAATGTAAACAACGGCAGATATACCTCACTTAAACACGGCTCCCCTAAGTGGGATAACAAGAACTGGATAACGTCTGACAAAAATCCTTTTGATATCAGCAAGACGTTAGACATGGAATTTGAAAATGTAAAACAAGTATTATGATAGGCAAATTATTTTTCACAATCATGGTTACAGCGACGATTTACCACGCTGATCCTAAACAAACCAATGCAGACTATTTGACAACTGCATCTTTGAAAAAAATAAATCCTCAGTGCCCTGGAGATCATAGGTGGGTAGCTGTGTCCAGAGATTTAGAGGAGTATGGGTTTGTTTTTGGTAAAACAATATACGTAGAAGGAGCAGGCGATATGAACGGCTTTTGGACTATAGAGGACAGAATGAACAAACGCTGGACAAAAAGAATTGACTTCCTTGTGGACTATGAAGTTAAAGGAGGTAAGTGGGATAATGTAAAGATATACCTAATTGAATAAAGAAGTAGACTACGTGTATCTATGTATACACAATGACATAAAAGTTTATCCTGTCGTTCATGACATGGATCACTTTGCTGTGGAGGTAGATTATGCTGGTAGAAAGAAAAGAGGAGTAGAGATATTTAATTGGCGTACAGAACAAAAACTATTAAAAAATAAGATATTAGAAATCTATAATATACTTGGGAAAAATATAACAAATAGACAATAAAAAATAAAAAAAATCCCAAAGTGTTGTTTTATTTAAAAAAATGTTGTACATTTCCTAAAAATTATAGGAAATGCCTACCGCTAAACCGAACGATGATCCAAAAATAGAGATGGTTAAGGTCTTTAACAAGACATTTGGTGTACCAACATCGAAGAACCCTTCGCTTCTATCAGAGGATGATTATTCACTAAAATATGACTTGATGAAGGAGGAGTTGAGTGAGTATCTCAACGCCTGTCGGAGTAACGATCTAGTTGAGGTATGTGATGCCGTTGTAGATATGATGTACATTCTCAACGGCATTATTGTTTCACATGGGTTGCATGACATTTTTACTGATCTGTTTTCAGAGGTACACAATTCCAATATGAGTAAGCTAGAAAACGGAAAGGTATTGAGAAGACATGATGGAAAAGTCATGAAGGGGTCGGAGTATTTTAAACCTAACTTAAAACAATACTTATAGACATGGAAGACGTAACAAAACACATAAACAAGGTGCTAGGTTATAAAACCTGGAGTGACAAGCGAAAAATAGATTCCTTACTTGAGTACGATTGTAATATGTACACTAGGCTCGGTACGGACTCAACCAAAACGCAAAAAGAAGAAACCAGAAAAAAGTCCAGGGCAATTTACAGAGCGATCAAAGAAATTGATTACGATCAGGGTAAAGATTATCTATGGCAGATGGATTAAATGACACTAGAAACACGTCACAAATACTTAACCAATGTATTTGACAGGCTTCATGATAAACTTGATGATGCCTTCGAAACTATTTATGATGGAGATTTTGAGGACTGCAAAAACACAGTTAACTCACTAATTTACGACTTAAAACAACTCAAAAAAACAATGGAATCATGAATAAACGGTGCAGAATTACACCAGATGAAGCAAATGCTTTAGGTGTAAAACAAAAGCCAATAGAAAAGGGAAGAAAAACCTTCCGAATCTGGTTAGACGGTGGTCAACAGCTAGAATTAAGTAAGATTAGACACAGTGGTGTTTATGACTACTGTAAACAAAGAGGCATAGACTTCTCTTCAGTAAAGGAATATTGGGATAAAACAAAGGAGTACTCGGTTAAAGTACGCCCCGACGTTATATCATATAATGACATCTCTAAACAGATCATGGAAGAGATGGACAAGCATTCTCCTAATTACAAGAAAATAAAAAGAAGCAGCACAACGAACCCACATCTTTTGGTTGTTGATCCTGCAGACGTGCACATAGGAAAGCTTGCAAGTTCTTTTGAGACAGGAGAAGAGTATAATTCACAAATAGCTGTACAGAGGGTTCATGATGGCATAGAAGGCATATTAACAAAGTCTTCTGGATTCCATGTTGATAAGATCTTGCTGATCATAGGTAACGATATACTACACATAGACACGCCTAAAAGGCAGACAACAGCGGGGACGCCACAAGATACCGATGGGATGTGGTACGAAAACTTCTTGACAGCAAAGAAACTCTACGTTGAGGTAATAGAGAAGCTAATGAACTTTGCGGACGTTCACGTCACATTTAACCCTTCAAACCACGATTATACAAACGGATTCTTTTTAGCTGACGTTATCAAGTCATGGTTTCGGAAGTCGAAGAATGTAACATTTGACACAAGTATTGCTCACCGAAAGTATTTTCAGTACGGACAAAACTTAATAGGCACAACGCATGGCGATGGAGCAAAGGTTAACGACTTGCCTCTGCTTATGGCTGTTGAAGCAAAGGATGAATGGGGTAGCTCTAAACACAGATATGTATACACGCATCACGTGCATCATAAGAATGCAAAAGATTATGCGGGTGTGACAGTAGAGAGTTTGAGAAGCCCATCGTCTGCAGATTCCTGGCACCACCGTAACGGTTATCAGCATAACCCAAAGGCTGTGGAAGGTTTCCTTCATCACCCTGAACTTGGTCAAGTCGCACGTTTAACACACATATTTTGATATGAATAAAAAATGGGATATGGTGTCGTTTGCCTTCCGTTGGCCGCACCAAGGTATACTTATTGGATATGAGATCTGGGAGCCCTCTGATGAGGTTAACTATCACGCTTTCAGACTACACCTTATGTTGATAACTATATCATACGAATTTGGAGATGGTGATTCTCCTTATGCATAGTTTTTTTAAATTTGAATACCAAAGATGCTTTGTCACAACATTCTTTGTTACTTTGTTTTCATGTTAGGAAAGCCCTCCGTTATGTTTAAAATATCAGAGGGTTTTTTCGTTAAATTTGCTTATGGACTTCAGCAAAAAAATATTCGTAAGCAGAGACGTAACAGACTACGAAGTGTACCTTGTAAAAGAGATACTAGAAAGCATAGATTTCGAAAGCTACCTCTCAGAATCCTTCCTGTATATAGACATGAGAAAGGATGGGGGGCTGGAAATTATAAGCGTCGACAACGAACAGGTATTCCTTGCCTCCAAAGAGCTGAGGGTAAGTAATAAAATGGCCATAGAATACTTGAGATACCAAACTAAAATAGAGCAATCCATAAACAGCGTCCTGTACTGGGCAGGCATAAACAACATGAAGAAGTTTGTTCCCGTAAAGGAAGATGACGGAAACAACAAAGAGTACGCTGATATGAATGTTTACGCACACAGCATGCCAGAAGCCCTTAGATACCTAGATGAGCTATACAGGGGTGACTTTGTGTACATAGAAGATGTCGATGAGGAGATATGGTAAAAAGCGCCAGATAACCAGGCACAAGAAAACCACCGTTGACGGCATACAGTTCCAGTCAAAGCTAGAGTCTCACATGTATTTGTTGTTTAAGGCACACAAAATCCCTGGAGAATACGAAAGTACAAAGTTCACAATCATTGACTCTTTTGAGGCAGACTTTTCATCTTACGAAAAAACACCAGCTAAAAAATACCTTCACGACAGAGGTCATAAAAAGATATTACCTATCACTTACACACCTGATTTTGTTGATCCAAAAAAACCACCCCGCTACATAGTAGAGTGCAAAGGGAACCCAAACGAACGCTTTCCGCTTGTCTGGAAGCTTTTTAAGCGCTATATAAAGCTTAATGGATGGAAAACTGACCTGTTTGTTCCAAGAAACCAAAAGGATTGCTTAGAGGTGATTAAAATAATAAAAGAAAAGTATTATTAATCTGCAGACTGATCAACTACAGCCCCTTTCTCTAAAATATCAAATTCGTTTTCGATAGCTCTCTGAAGATACGTCAAGAACCTATCCATTTCTTTTCTCGGCCCTGGGTTTACTGTGTTCATTAATCTTAGTGTTGCGTTCAGAGTAATAGCTCTTTCCAGCTTCTCTTGTCTTTCAGGAGATATTTTAGCACCAACACTTCGTTTCATGGTACCAAAGTCACCGAGATATATCTCATGTTGATAACGTAAGGCTAAACTTAGTGCATCTACTACTTTTGTGCTTTGCTTTGTTGCTATAGAGAACATACCTAAGTTATTTGCTATAAAATTTAATCTGCCTCCTTCAGTTCCAATATCAACCAAATCTCCTGTTGCAAATTCAGTGAAAGGTTTTTCTCCTGTTAGTAAATTAGATATCCTGTTTAAGGCAGCAAACCCCATATCGTCAGCGCCCTCGAAGAGCATAAATGGAACGCCCATGGTCAGTGTTTCCTGAACAACAGGCATCAAAGCATTGTAGTCTTGTTTAATCTTGAACTGATCTTCGTACTCTCTTGCGGCTCTATCTATATAGTACATTGCTTTATCTATGTCTGATATCTCTTCATAGTCCAAATCAGCAAGTAATGATATAGCTTGACCTTCCTTGGTAGTCTTTAGAATAGGTGCCTTACCGCTCTTCAAATCCTCGTACCCTTTGTCAAGTATAGGCAAAATATCTTCACCAATAAATTCTGTCAAACCTCCTCTTTCTCTTATCTCCTCATCTTCCAATCCAAACCCGACAACACCAACTAAACCAGAAATCAATGCTGCATCAATTGCCATGTTGGTTGCCTTAAAACTAAATACCTCTGTTATAACACCTTTCATTGCGTTACGAGCATCTTCTTTTTGGCTTTCAGGAACCTTTGGATCTTGAAGTATAAGGTATTGATTCATGAAGTTTACCCTTGCGTTTGTCACAAATCTTTGAAATGCAAACAAACTTTTAAGAGTGAAGTCTACTGCGCCTTTCGGATCAGTGTAAATTGGAGCTTCTGACATCTTTCCTGTCTGACGCATTGTTCTGGCTATGAGGTTATCTGCGTAGTCAATAGACGCCTGGTCAGGGTTTTCGTTTTCTACCTTCCACCATTCTCTCATGTTGACACCCTTAAGATCTACACCTTGCATGGTTCTGTGGTCAATGTAAAATGCCTCAAAAGCGGCATTTGCTGCAGATCTATCTGCGCTTGCAAGGAACACCTCAAGCCCCTTCTCACTTTGGTTTCCAACCCAATCAATAAATTCTGTTATGTTATATTTTAACCTTGTTGATGCGCCTTCTGGTAGATCTAATTTTTCACCATCTACTCCGTAATGGTCTAAGTAATACTTCAGTGGAAGTTTAGTGTTGTCTTTCAAGTCAAATTCTGCCTTCAAGGAGTTTCTCAATGACGTTCTGGATAGGTTATAGATATTAGACAGATCCCCATTGCCAAAAATACTGTTCTGGATATACCTTTTGTTTTTAGTTTTTGCTGTGTTACCATTAGACATACCTGATAGGCCTACTGCAAATTTTGCAAAATGTTTAAGTGCGTGAGATTTTGCTTTTCCAGAGTTTAAATAATTGTATGCACCACCCAATGCACTTACGTACTGCTTTGGCCTTTGTGATAGCCCAGCCAATGCACCTGCAGACAACAATTTGTATGTACTTTCGATTGTTCTTCCAACAACCTGTTGAGTAAAGGGAAAATCTTGCATACCCTTCAAGTCATTTGTTCCGTCCGTTACAATTTGATCGTACATACGGATTTTGCCCATGAATACACTTTTGATTAAATCATATTCTTCTTTACTTTCAAACTGTTGC